GTTCCTCTAGTGTCATGATTCCGCCACCGGCACGTAATTGTCTTTCCATGTTCATTCTAGATATTGCCATAATTTAGTCTAAATCCTCTTTGTATAATGTTTTTTTCTTATAATCAATCATATATATCGACTAGATTTGCCAGTCCTCCCATCATGTAAGGCACTCTACCACCATAAGCAAAGGACCCCATAGTATCAGAACCACCTGGTCCAGATGATCCTGGAGATCTAGATTCTTGCGCAGCATCTTTTCCACCACCTCCGCCTTCCATAAAATCTCTACTATATCCGGCTTGATAACCACCTCTGCCCTCAGCTCTATTTCTATCCTGCCTTGCTTTTGCAGCAGCTTGTCTTATCTCTTCTTGTTTTTGTTCTTGTGCTTGTAATTTTTGTAGATTTGCTAAAGAAAATTTCTTACCGAGTCTCTGTCTTTCTAACAGATTTGCAATTCTTGATGTTCTTCTTCTGGCTGATCTTGCAGCATCTGTGTAATATCCACCTAGAGCATTCATACTATTTAATTCATCCTCATCATAAACGTTTCCAAATTCATCTATGACTGCAGCTCCAAGTGGCCTGTTCTCAAATTGATTTGTTATCGCCTGTAGTCCTTGTCCTAAAAAAGGAATTCCTGTAGCGGCTGATAATATCCCTCCAAAAATAGGTGCAGCTTTATCCTTTAGTGTATCTTTTATTGAGCCAAACGCTTTTTGAAACATGTTTTGTTGTGGGGGAAAGTCATCATATGCTGGTGGCGTATACGAATAATTAGGTTCAAAATTTTTAAAATCTGTAGTTATTAATCCACGATCACTTATATTAAAATCGTTTTGACCGCCTCCACCACCTCGATTCATTGGTGATATAAAAGGTGTTGCAGCTGCAGCGTTTGTTATACCAGAATCAAAACCTATGTTTTTTTGTAGAGGATCACCAAGTCTAAATCTTTCTTGAGTTATGAAACGATTGCCCTGATTAAAAATATTTTGATCAGCCTGATTATAAAATGATGGTGCTGCAAATACTGACATTAGTCCTCATCTTTTTCAGATGCTGCGCCTAACGCTGGCATCTTTGCTACTTTAATTTTTACAGATCTTGTAACATCTTCTCTTACAGTATCTGTATCTGGATTTGCTATGTCATCCTCTGCCTCTTTGTCAGAGCCATATTCATAGTTTGTCTTTGTATTTCTTAATATTATCTCGGCCTCACATTTTACGACAGGTACTTTTTTGCCGTCGACCTCGATATATTCTACTGATCCTTCTTCTTTAAAAGCCATATCTATTCCCTATTTATTTGTAACACAGAAAGCACAATATGTAACCTGTTTCCTGTGGCTGCAGTCGCCTTTATTATCTCACTTTCTTGAAGAACTATGGGCTGCGATAGTAATTCTAGTGTTTCATTGGCAGATACAGCTTTGGTTTTAAACAAATTAAATACATTTGAAGATGCATCTGTCAAGGTCAAAGTTATAGTATCAGCGTTTCCCGAGTCCTCAGATACTATTATTGATTTTATTATACCGGTTGTTGATGCGGGCACCGTATATACCACGGTTTCCCCATTAGTTGTCAGGTCTTTTTTAGCGTTTGTAAATACGTTAGCCACCTATAAACCAGGACACTCGTTCCTGCTCCT